CATCGCTAAGTAATAAGCTAGACCTGCAACCATACAAGGAACAAATCTAAAAGGAACATTTGCTGCATTAGTATAGTCTCCCGCATCTTGGATTCTTTTTTCGTAATAAAAATTTATAGTATCTCCATTTTGAGTAGATCCAGGAGTTAAATATAATTGTATTAAAACTCTATCTATGAATCTTTGAACAAAATATTGTGAAGGTTGTCCTACGGCTGTTTTGTTAGAAAGAGCTTGGTATTGAGATCTGTTAATTTTTTCTAAAGGCGAGTCTACATTAGAACTATTTCTGTAAGAACATTCTAAAATATCCGAAGCCTGGTTAACGAAGTTTGTAATAGCAGCTCCATCTGCGTGAGTTGCTGCAGTAGTTCCATTAACTCCACGTGTCACTCCTGTTAATTCTAAAGTGCTAAATCCTGTGTAAGAAATATTTTCACTTCCTACATTAATAGTACCTTCTGTCGGCATATCAGTAATAGAGGCCACAGTAATTCCAGTTGTAGCTGTTGTTGAAGCAATTGCTGCAGTTAAGGTAGATGTTATTCCATTAGAGTTACCGTCAGCAGTTGAACGATAAATTAAATATTCGTTTTGACCATTAACTAAGTTGATATTAGTATTTGCTACTTCCCAAAAATGAAGACCTCTATTTCCCCACTCAGAAAATAAAATATTTAAAGAACGTCTAGCAGTTTTTAGATTATAACCGCTCATATCGAATTGACCTATTCGATTATAAGATTCTTCAATTATCTCATCGATAGAGAATGTCTTATCAAATGTTGTAGTGCCTGAAGTAACATTGGCCATCAGTTATCCTATGTAAAGGTTATAGTAACACCAGGTGTGTCTTTTAAATCTAAATAAACACCTTCTTTAAATAAAATACCTGAACTAGGACACAGAACATTTAATCCTTCTGTTCCAAATTTATATGTGGCAATTACAGTTCCAGCTGCTCCACCGCTTTTTAAAACAACGTTAGCAGTAGCAGCACCTTCCGCTTGAATAGAAGTTACTCTAGCTCTTTGTGTTACAGGAACCATTTGACCATCTACAGTTGCGTGTGCTACTGATTGGTCACTTGAAAATGAACTCATATTTTTTCTCCTTAAAATTTGTAGGAGCCCCGAAGGGCTCCCTTAATTATTTATTACGTATCGCTAAATGGTGTACTAATAGCACCTGATCCTAAGATCAAAGTATTGTGTACCAAGTATTGAGCTGCTTCTAAAGCAGTAATTGTAATTACTGAACCTACGATTCCACCAGTTGTTGTTCCATTCATAGAAAGAACATCATTTGCTGCTGCTGGGAAGAAAGCTTTTTTAGCTCCATCATCCACTGCAATCATAGCTGCGCCTGTGAACTTATCAACACCATCTGTTTGAATTTGAACATCAGTTGCTAGTATGTCTATGTAAAACATAAATGTAGCACCAACGTTATTTTGGTTGTTGTAGTCAGTTGTTCCCGCAGTTGCACCATTTGCATTAGTATTAATGCTTGGTAAAGTATAAATACCATCTGCGTCTTGTGATATTAAAATTCTACCTGCGTGATCGTTTACTGTCAAATTTAATCCTTGAGCACCTAAGCCCGTAGAATTAATTGCTTTTGTTGCTCCAGGGCCTGTAGTTATAAAGCCATTTTTAGAAATGACCGGTCCTGAAAAGGTTGTATTAGCCATGATTATTCTCCTAGTTAATTCTACATAGTCTCTAGGCCGTCGACTATACCGCGTCCATGCAGAAAATTAATATATTGTATAGTGAGATATTTATAGCTTATTTTTGAATAGAGTGCAAGAGATCCTACAGTGTGGAGTCGAATTTTCCAACGATGTAGCTTGTTAATTAAGTAGCTACTGAAACTTCTGGAGCAGAACCGTCTATGTTGTTCTGTAAGTGAGCTAATCTAGCTTCTTCAAGCTTGATATCAGTGATGATCTTTTTAACTTTATCGTCGATCTTCACCATATTAAGAGTGTATCTATTATTATCTAGATGCTCCTGTTCCCACTTCAACTCCAAGGACCTTTTTTGTTTGTATAGGTCTTGTATCATCGATAACCTCTTCGTAAGTTATTCTATTTAATCCCGAATGATAACTGTCCCCGAGATATTCCCAGACTATACCTTTTTCTCCAATTTTGTCAAGGATAGCTTTTTCAATACTTTCTGGATTATCCTCAGCTAATATTTCAAATTTAGTGTGGTAATTATAGGCCCAGATAGTGATGAGAGTTTTTTTCATAGTTTGTCTTTCTACTTACATAATGAGGCAAGATTGTGTCTTGCCTCATTATTTCTAATTATTATGCTCCTGGAGAACCGTAGATTCCTCTGAAGTCAGAAACACCAAATTGGTATCTCTCTCTTGCTTTGAATCTTAAGTTACCAGTATCGAAGTCGCCTTCCATAGCAGTTTTGATTGGTGTTCTAACGAAATGTTTCATTCCGTTTGGAACATCAGTGATAAGGAAGAATGCATTAGGATCAGTTAAGAAATTGTTCACTCTGTAACCTTGAGGAACCATTCCCATTGATCTGATTGCATTGATATCGTTATCAGCAGTTTGAACTCTGCCTTCTGATTTCATCAATCTCTCAGCTTGAAACTGTAGCGCAGAAGGGACAATCATTTTTGTCGCTTTCGCTGCAATTTTTAAACCTCTTTCATCAGTGAACGCTGCAATGTCAATAAGAGATTGCTCTAATGAAGTTTCGTTTAAGTCAGCTGCTGTAGTTAGTGTGTTCGATACAGTACCCGCAATTGTTGGGTGAGTCGTACTGAACAAAGAAGATCCATCACCTGAAGTGAAAGCACCGAATCCATTAACTAATGGGTTAACCGCTTTAACTTGCTTAGTGTTAGACATACTTCTTGCTAACGCTTTTGTATATCTGCTTGACAGTCTGTCATACAGGTTATCTTCTACCGCTTCCTCAGTAATTGCGAAAGCAAGAGCCACTGTTTCCATAGTGTATCTAGCAGTGAAAGTTTCTTGAGCACTGTCAAAAACTACACCTGATCCTTCGGGTTTTACTTGAGCATTAGCGAAACCAGATAACATTACTTCCTCTTCGAAAGCTCTGTCTGACGTCTCTGTTGCATATATCTCAGCATGTTGGTTTTCGTATCTCTTATATTCCAAGCCGAATAATGCATTCAAACCTGGCTCTAGTTCTTTAACTAGTTGTCCTCGTGATATAGCCATATGATTATACTCCTGCCTGTGTTTTTAAGAAATGTTCATTGATCATAACAACAAAATTTACGTTACTTGTACTTAAATCGTTGTTGTTAATGTCTTTTGAAACACCAACTACTCTCAATTGTCCACTAGTTGAACTCAAAGATGAGTCGTCTAGTTCTACATTTGATACGTAGTTTGCTGAATCACCTGCTGCATACAGAATGTCATAGTTCATGAACACGTCTGTTTGAGCCGATGCTGTTGAGTTGTCCGATTGTATCTCAAATCTTTCATAAGGATCGTCTGATACAAATCCCACGATATCTGTTGCAGTATTACTTGCATTTAGATGTTGTGCGAATGTCGGTTTTTGTGTGTCGGTTGCTGTAAAGAAAACCCCGTTAAGTCCACCTAATAGTGAGTCTCCTGCTGCAGCTACTCCAATAGTTCCAGTGTTTAATGCTTTTACTGGATCTTGGAAATAGATAGCTGTTGCCGAAGCCGCTATTGAGTATTCACTTAAACCTTGGTTATCTCTATTCTGGCCGATTTTTCCGATGGCTCTTATGCCAAAGGCGTTATCTTTATTACTTGCCATTATATTGTCTCCATTGTTTATTTGTTTTTTTAAATGATGAACTTAGAAATTGTTAAAAAACTACTTCTTCGTACCACCAAAGGTTGTGCGAGTTTGTCTATCAATATTGATAGGCATACTTGGGTGCTCTTCCTTCATGAGATCGTTGTCGAATGCTTCCGCATTTTCCTGCGCCTGTTTACGATAGTATTCGGCGTATTGTCTTGCGATCTCTTCGGGTACTCTAGCGAGCACTAGGCCACCTTGACCGATCACTCCCTTGTATTTACCGTCTTGCACAACTGAATAGTCTGTTTCATTATATTCATCGGCTCTTACTAATTCGTAACCAGATCTAATACGACCTTGTACGTTTTTAGAATCGTCGAATCCCATTGATTCAGCTCTCAGCCATCTATGTACAAAACCTGCTGGTGCAGGGGGTGCATCTAATAAAGATGGTGGAGACCAGACTTTTGGTCGAGATGTTTTTTCTCTAGTCTGACTCGCACGTGAAGTTTTTTTATCGTCTATATTTTCCATGCTTATACTCCTTCCGTGATTTTTAATTGTTCCGCATAGTCTTTAAGTGGCACACCTAATTTTCTAGCAATTGCTACCTGTGACGGTGAGAGTTTCACAGTTTTGCGACCTGATGTTTTACTACTACGCGTTGCAGAAGCAACAGTTTGAGTAGGTTTGTTGGTCGAGTCTGAAACTATATCAAACTTGTGGGGGAATTCAACCCTTATTCTTCGGTCTACTTCAGTATAATACTCATCAGCGTCAGCATTAGGATCATATCCCTCAACTTCAGTCAATTGTCTATGTATTACCTTGGCCCCTTCAGTCATAACAGGATCTCTGTTAAACCAAGTAGCGTTTTTACTAGCCCAATCTCTGGCTCTACTATCTACTCTTCTCGGTTCGTCAACTGGTGGTTGGTACTGTT